CGGGAGGGAAGTTGCTAACCTCACCATTATGAACCTACTAATACTAAACGACGAACTACTCTTCGTTCACCGTGTGCTCCGGCCCGTTAAAACCAGCACACACGTATCTACCCAAGTAGTATTTACGTTCCAATTCTTCAAAGTCTACAATAACTGGTGGAAATTGAAATCCAGGGTTATTATAGTTGAATCTTTTGATACGTTCGTGTATAATATTAGATAACTTATTGAAATATGCTCTTCTATGCATATAACTCTCTTGCAAAGCAGTAACACAGTTTGTACGTGTTGCTTCAAGATTGTCATCACTTTTATGTATCCATTGTATGATGTTTTCTACAATGTCTGATCTTAACGGAGCTAATACTTTTTCTCCGTGCAATACAAAATTTCTCTTTAAAAAGAAAATCTGCTCTGGTGGTTTTAAATCAAAGGTTGTTGAGACTTTATCACCTGGTGTGATGTTCATGCCTAATTCACTCATGATCGGAGCAATGTTTGTGCCATTAAATTTAATGTCACATTCAGGATCTACCGCCATGATTATGTCGTCGCCATAAACACACAAAGCAACCTGCTCTCTCATTTCTGATAGAGTTGTAGGTATGCCTTGATCTCGGTGAAGTTTCATCCAAACATAAGTCATTAGGATATCGTGCACTAAACAATTAAGTTCAGCTGTAATTGCACATCCACTACATTGACCTTGGCTTTTCAGAAACATTCTGTCTTTAACTATAATGATTGTGTGAACTAAATTATACAAAAGTAACTTTCTCAAACGAAAATTTTGTTCACCATCATTATACCAATGATTAACGATATCTGCTACACGCATGACCAATTCAGGATGTAAATATTGGTCCCAATTTGCATAGTCGAAATCTTCCCATAAAGAGTTTTTCTCTCTGAGTTTGTTATAAATACGCACCCAGTCGTTAGCAGGATCTACGCCAACGCAAGAAGAAATAATGCCAGCACGCTTTTTCTGAGCTGAAGTAAAAGCACCGAAGTACTTTCTTACTAGTAGGTTAAATGTTAAGGGCAAACATACGAATGCTCTAGTCTTACCACTCTTGATTTTC